AAATTAAAACATATATTGTTAACAATTTATTTACAATTATGACGTAATATGTTAACAGTAATACAGTATTATATAATCATAAAGATAAAGAAAACAAAGACCTCAAGGAAAGACTTGAAGAAAGAAGGAATTATGAGAATCAATAGTTACAATAAGTTTTTTGCAGAACTAGCAAAGATTATGAATACATCTGTAAAAGCTGTAAAGCAACTTGACGGTAGATATAAGGTTGAATTAGCAAATCACGTATACTTAAATGTGTATAGAGGTGTTGGAGGAAGTCTGTTTATACATGACCATAGAGGGATAGCTCATATTACAAGTTGTTACGATTTTGAAGATTTTAAAACAATGAAAGATTTATATGAAAGACTTGTATCAGACTATAGTGAATCAGCCAAAAAAGAAGTTATGGAAGTGAAGCAAGAATTGAATAGAAGGTTCGGAAAGGATCAATATTTTGATACAGACGATTTACAGCCAAACAAGACAATAATAGCAAAAATTGAAAATATCAATCGTTGTCCAAATCAAAACACATGCTGTATTGTCTCACCTTTTGTACATTGCAATTATAACTATAAGTCAGATAGCTGTATTAAAGCGCATAAGAATTTTATTCATGATTGTGAACAGGTACATAAACAAATGAAAGCAAAAAGCAATCCGGAATGGCATCATGTTAGTCTTGCAACACTAGCCAACATTGATTTTGATATGCTTGACGAAAAGCGCAAGCTTGTATTCGATATCAACCAGATATTAAAAGATGGTATTCGCAATTTATACAAATGTGAGAATCATATTTCGTTTGAAGTCTTAGAAAGATATGTAATTAGAAAATGTGACGAATTGATTCGACGCAATCGTTTAAAAGCGTTCTGGTTTTCATATATTGCACGACAGCTTGATGAGGTTAGAAGAAACACTATCTATTTATATACTCCATATAGTACAGCACACAGAAATAGATATTAATATCATAGCTGTTCTATCGGTTACACGGGAAGAAAGAAAAGTATTAAGAATGTATGTTTATGCTGACAGTGAATGCGAGGCGGGATATATCGCGGAAATGAGGATTGCTACAATAGGATGTGATTTAAATTTTGATAACATTGAAGTTTTATTAGCAGAAAGTGAGGATTAAGATATGGATAATTTAACACAGACAAAGAAAAATAGACTTTTACAAGAAAGCAAGGATAAAATTTTAGAAACACCACTTTTTCATAATGACATTATGAAAATGTATGCTTATATCTACGATTGTACAGCAACAAGTGATACACTAGCAGAGATTCAACTTATGGAAACAGTAAAATCATCGCTTGATTTTCTTGTAAGAGGTGTATTAAAATGATTATTGACGAATTTCACTTTATATTTGATAAATGTAAACGCAAAATAGAATTTTATATGTCTTATTATAATGGAACAGAATTTTATAAGTATTTCTATCAATCAAGAAAGATACTATTAGAGCTTACTAGAGTAGACGAAATAACTAGTCTGTACTGGAATGTAGTATTTTTAACTGGTATAGTAGATAATATAATTAAAGAGCAAAACAACATTGCAAATAAGGAGAAAGAAAATGCGAAGAATGAAATATAAATATTGTGTAGAGATTGCGTATCTGGACACCGATACCGACTACATAAAAGTAGAGTATATCGAAACGCTATCATATAACGCGAAGGAAGCTAAAGAAGATGCTTACTCTTATATCAATCGTTTTCCAAATGTTTCTCATCCTACACTAATGGAAGTATACAGAGCATAAAAAGAGGGGCTTTGCCCCTCTTTCTTAATTCAAAGGAATATTAAATTCTACACCATACAACGCTATCTCATCAACACTTGTATAGCTAGCAAACCCACTACCACTTACATCAACCAAACGGAGATAAATTGCACCACTATCTAACTGTGTAGCATCCATTGGATTGATAGTAAGAACAGCCATGCATTGATGATAACCGGACTTATCATGAATAATAGCATTACAGTTGCAAATACTTTGCTCATTTACAAAAGTCAAATTGTGCGACATAACCTTAGCAGCGGCATTTGTGAAATTCTTTGCTGGACTGAAAGCCAAATCTAAAAAGCTTGCCACATGCCTAAAGCTACAATGTGCGTTGGTATTAGTCAACGCAACAGGCATTTTGTAATCATTGAGTGTGCAGCCGACGCCATCAAGCGCAAATTCTCCTGATCTGTTCCAACTTGCGTACCCAGCCATTGCCTTATAAATCATATCTGCAATTGAAGCCTGTCCAATAGCGTTAGGGTGGATGTTATCGCTAGCAAGTACGCTAGTCCAACGTAAAGCGCTATCAGCACCGCTTAAAAACTTAAACTTTCCCCAGTAGGTCTCGTATAATGTTTTAATTTCATTATAAGCTTTAACTTTTGCAACAGTAGTAAAACCGATGATAGGTGTAGCAATCCATCCAATGTAAAGTGTTGCGTTTGGTAATTGTGACATTAAAGCAATCGTATCTTTAATACCGCTATTGACAGTAGAAGAAGCAATAAATTGATCATTCCATCCACCTGCAACAACAACATATTTAACTTGTTTCTTTTGCTTATCTGTTAGTGTAGCGATTGCCTGTGATAGCAGTTCTGAAAAGTGAGTATTCGCACCAAATCCGCTGCCGCCTAAACTTTTATTAACATAAAATGTAGCATCACTAAAATACTGTTCATGTAAAATATCGCACCACGGTTTTACCATGCCGTCCGGCGTATACCCTTCCCCGTATGAGTCGCTAATTGTTATCAATCCATACTCTGTTAACCATGTATCAATAATATCAGACAATTCACCACTTGCCTTTAAAGCATCAAGATAATTGTCAATGGCGGCGATATAGTCCAAATTATCAATATAATTTTGCACATCTGATTGCCACTTATTCCAATGTGTATAGTAATCATCCCATTTGGTATCAAGATCCTTTACAGTTCCCAGTAGCCAATCAAGATTTAAATTGTGAAAATCTGTATACGGAAAATTTGAAAATGCCATACTATCACCACCTTTTATTTAAACTGATCACTAGGGATCACGTTATACTCTTTGCCGTCCTCGCTAGTAACTAAAATTGGTTCAAAAACATTTTCAAAATAATGACTATCAGGTATTTGTCCAAATTTTTCAATTAAAATTCTGATTTCAGCTGTTTCGGCAAGATTTCCCACTAATAGATTAAAGGTGGACGGTGAATGCGATCTAACAGGTGGGATATGATACTCAGTATTATAGCCAACGAGAAAATACGGATGTATTTCAGTAATGTTTTTGAGATATAAAATACGAATAGTTTCATAACTATATCCATCTGGTAATGTAATTGGTACTCTTTTAGTAGTAAGCTCGTTAGCATCGATATAAATTCTAATACAATTACCTTTAATCACGTTATTCATAGCTACCCCCTTTTTCCCATCCAAATCCATCAATAACACCAATGGAAATTGTTTCAAGCTCTTTTCCGCAATGCATGAAAAATCCATGTCCAATATCAAGCCCTATGTGCCTTCCCCTGCCGCCAAAAGTTGTATACAGTAAATCTCCGTCTTTAGTCGTGTCAGGAGTCGTTATATTTGTGCAGCTGTTTATGTATGCTGTCGAATACATAAATTTCCCTGTTACAAGATTGATAAAGCCGCTGCAATCAATAACAATCTTTTCCAAACAGAAAGACTTGATTTGAGCTTTCAGGGCAGCGGTATACTTTTTAAAATAATTTGGCTCTGCCGCCCAAAGCGCCTCAAATACCTCCGGAGTACACTTTTGCCCTTTCGCACCGTAAAGGTACGCGTATTGATCACGGTTTTTGTAAAGCTCTCTAGCCTTAGCAATATAAGCAACGTTCTTATCTGGAATATCATAAATCATATCTTTACTTCTCCTTATCTTTTACTATTGTCAACAACTCAGTTATTACCTTCGTGTTGTTGTTTAATGCGTCAACCCACTTTGCACTTTCCTGGTCATGCTTTTCATACCAGGTTTTTCTTTCTTCTCTCTGTCTTACGTCAAGCGCGTTCACATACCACATTACTGCACCTAAACAAACACATGGTACACCAACCATTTGTGCTATTTGCGCAATTGCGTTCATAATTTCCATATCACCACACTCCTATCAAAAGTCTATCTGCATACAGCTTACACACCTCATCAAGAAAATTGTAAGCTTTAGTCAGATCAATTTCAGCTTGCATCATTTGTTGCGAAGTTGTAACACCTATGTTTCCATGAATCCTTCCCTCATGTGTTCCGCTTGTGGTTGACTCATCCAAACCATTGGAAACACTTCCGGTTGTAGTATCAACCCCAAAACTTTGTGTATCACTTCCGCTGTCTGTTATGTTGTCAGTGTTTGCCACCTCAGGAGTACTTGAGTTAAAAGCGGCGACTTTATGAGTTGCATCAGATATCTTGCCAAAAGTCGTTGTTGCAGTTCCTTTCTGGTAAGTTTCCTCTGTGTTCACTTTGCCTTTTTGAAAAGTGCCGTTTCCGCTATCAGTCCAACTTTCCATCCTATCATAATTTTCTATAGGATTGTATTCAAGCTGCGTCACTTCCCACAAGTGATCAATAGTCCACTGTAACGACTTTGCTACACTTGTAACGTGACGTCTTAAATAAGTAGGCTCCTGGTAAACAGGTGTCAAATCTCCATATGAAAGCAAAAAATGTTCAATAAGTTGATCTTTTGAAACACCTTTAACATATATATCGTTAAAGATACTATTATCATAGTCATACAGAGTTGCTATTGGAATAATTGTTCTCACGATGCTCCCCCCCTCTATTGTAAGGATACCGCAAACGCGCGCGAATGTCAAGGTTATAATGTGCGTTAACTTTTTCTAAACATTCGTTAATAGTTTCCACCCACAACTCACATTTTGACATTACAGCGTTTTTGGTTTCTTCCACTTCATCCGTTATCATACGTTCTTTCTTATCAGGGGCTGTATAAATACCTATTTCCATATCAAAAGCATGTTTAAGACTCTCAACAGATTCCAATGCTGCTTTAACAACATTGTAACATTTTTCGATGTCATTATTAAAGAACTCATACAATGGCTTTCCCGTTTCCTTATCATATAGTGCTTGATTGATCACAACAGCAAGCTTTCCAGACATGATATCATCAAAAGCAACTTTAAATGTTTCAGCAGTGCTTTTGTTTTTGGCTGTAAAAATAAAACCAAACTTTGCAAGTGCACTAGCAACGTCGCAGTTTGAGAGCGTTAACGCTACACGCTGCGCATATGAATTGATAAGATCTCCAATACCGCACCAATCAGGTGTTAATTTTACAATCTCACAATCTTCACCTATAATCAAATCGCCATTAAAACTAGCGTCAAAAGCTGGATTAGCAACTATATAATTTGTAGGCTGATATTGTACATCAAACCCATACGGATTTCCGTGTTGTGGAATGATACCAAAACGAGCTGTGTTCATAACACAAAAGTTTCCTTTTAAAAACAAAAGAGGATAGATATAATTTTTAGACCAATTTTGAGGCATACCATCGAAAATGATAAGACTTTCTGCACGTTGTAAAAAGTAGCGAAAATATGTTGCATAGTCCCAAGTATTGTTAATATGGATCATGTTTGGATTTTGCCTTGATTCATATTCGTTAATAATAGGACTTGAAACACCTTCGCCAACATAGTACCCACTATATACAAAAGGTTTCATTCTATAAAAATACCCCCATTCAAAAAATCGTTTATGATTGCTTTTCCGTTCTCAGTTGCAGAGCAACTTACATCTGCACTTTCGCATTGCAAAAAACCAGATAAGTTAGATAAACTTATCTTTTTACAAACTGGATAACCAAAATGTTCGTAATCACGGTTTGGCTGATTTGCAAAAATCGCTCTCAATGCAATAACGTTGCTACCTACCATTGTACCACCACTGCCGCCACTTGTTTCAACAGTTGGGGCGATGCTAGAAATACCGGATTCAATTGCAGAGATACCGCCTAAAATATTATGAGTTGCAAAAGAAAACGCTGCACCTATTGCACTTGATACAGTTCCTATTATATTTGTAGAGCGTGATGAGTAACTTACAGGAGCGCCGCAGTTTCCAGTTGCTGTGAAAAGAAGTATGCTTCCTGCTTTAACTGTAACGAAAATAGCGCCGTTTATGTCAACAGAATATTTTACAGATAGCGACTCAATGTCAGCAAGCTCTTTACTTGCCAACCGCATAGTACCAATAAAAGGCAAAGTTAGAACGTATTGTGTAAAAGGTTCAAATAGCATGTATTTGTTCGTCTCGCTCTCACTGTGATGAGGAATTGCGAGTTCTACAGTATGCGTAAACACTTCGCCCGTGCCCACGTCGTTACCACTGTAACTTGTAGATACATACCCGAGTACAATTTGTGTTGGTGTTCCGTCTGTAACATCAAACGGAACCCATATTGCACTTTGTAAGTAGTCTTGCGGTCGAACTATTTCTTTCTGCACATAGGATGGCGTTTTCAAAATTGTGTTTAAACCGTTTAAATACTCGGGCGAATATAAATATTTTGTTACAGCTTTAAACGTTGCAGGATGCAAAGACAAAAAAGAATTTTCGCCATTACCGATAATGCAACACAAAATCGAGCCTGTTGTCGAAGTTGGTAAAGTTGCTGTTGACTGTGAAATGGTTGGTTGAGCTGTAGTCGGAAACATTGTATCAATCAAGTATCGGTTAAAATTTGCAACATTTGATGAGCGTGTTACATACATAGAATTGTTTAAAATCTCACTTTTGTAACTTGCCAAATAATCACAAGTGCAAGAAATTTCATATGTAGATTCTACATATGTAACATCATTGATAAAATAATATCTTCCAAAAGTTTCACAATACGCAACATTCCAATCAAAAGGGGATAGACCCTGCAAAATAAAAGTTGGATTTTCTACGCTTGTGCCGCTTTTAAGTACACAAGATACACCTTCTAAAAATGTTGGAATTTTCGTACTATTTATTCTTTTGTCAGATTTTCCAAATTTAACTTCAAATGCCATGTGTACCCCCTTCAAGAAAAGGGGCTTGAAGCCCCTTTGTTTAATCTAATAAAATCAAGATTGCATTCTCCGTAAAATCCACGGGTGTTTTGAATGTGTAATGATTCCAACCGTTTCTAAAAAGATAACGAGCGTTTAAAGGTTCCATCGCGCTTGATTGATTAACAGGCACAATTCCTAGCGTGTCAATATCCATCATAATTCCTAAAACATTTTCGACAGTCTTGTTTGTAAGTGTAAACTTACTTGTACCGTCTGCCTTGACACCTTCCGCACTTCCCTTGATCGTCATAGGATTTTCGGGATCCATCCAGAAAGTAACCTTCTCATAATCGCCCAGTTCTGCCTTTTCTGGATGGAAAAACTCGCTTCCGTTTGCCTCAAAATAGTTTCCAAATTTTGAAACAAGATAGAAACGCAAGTCTCTTGCATCCGTGTGACGGTTTACAACTTTGTCTGTGAAATCTCCGTGAAAACGGGTTCCGCGAATGGCAAGGTTTTCTTTTAGAGTTTTCATCTCTGCCGACAACCACACCATGAAGGGGCGAAAATCAGCCGGATTCATGATTGTTTTTGCAGTCATTGCAAGCCCCGTATCAGCGTTATACTTTGTTAACGCATGAAATACTTGATCTTTCTTGCAAAGATTTCCTGCTGTTGGCGTGGCACTGCCTGCATCCGCAAGGATAATTGCAAGGTTTGCAAGCTGTGCACGGGCGACATTCTCCAAGTCAATCTCATAAATGTTTGAAAACTCTGTCATAAGCATGGAGAAATAACTTGCAACTCCCTCTTTAGAATCGAATGCAGCGTTTAACTGATTCTTCCAAATAGTATATTTTCGCGCAAAAGTTTGTCCCCCACTTGTGATTGTAAGAAGTACATCATACTTTACAGGCTTTGTTCCTGCTTTCCAATCTTGCTTTTCCTCTGTTTTAGCAAGTTCAGCGTTTATATTCCACTCATCATTGTCAATGTTGGAATCGTTTACAATAGGCGTAAACTTTCTAATATAATTGCCGTAGCGTTGCGCGTCCCAAACCATACCGGAAAGTTTTCTTGAATATGGGCGAATGCTAAAAATAGTCTTTGCAAGGACTGTTGGAATAATTTGATAGAGGTTATCATCTTCCCTCTCAAATCCCATTTTAAACGTGTTTTGCATCTGCCCAAAGCTTAAATTCTGCCCCGTTTTTCTTCCGGTGTATTCCGCATACATGGTATTCAAAATAGCAGAAATTTGTGTATAATTTAAACTTGCCATAGTCTACCCCCCCTTAGAAAAACTTACTTAAATCGGTATTGCCGTTTGAACCACCAAAATTAGACTTGCCATTGGCTAGCTGCTGCGCTTTTACAAGCGCTGTTGCAAACTTGTCATAGTCAAAATCATTTTGGGATGCTTTTGGTTCTGCCTTTGGTTCTGCCTTTGGTTCTGCCTTTGGTTCTGCTTTAACGTCAAATGCTGCAATTTCATCTTTACTGTACCCTGCGTTTACAAGCTTTAAAATCTCATCAATTTTCATATTTTAACCTTCTTTCTTTATTTTGTTGACAGCTGTAAACAGAATCGAACTGTTACCTTGTGATTCAAAGTCACATGCGCTACCCATCTACGCTATACAGCAGTAATAGGCGGTCTGTCTGTCGTCCCCGACTCGCACACACTGGCTAGTGTTTGGATAGTGCAACCGCCTATTTATTATATATCATTTATATAATTGTTTGTCAATTACAACTTTATAAAATATCATACCATGATACACAGTCAAACGATGCCAAAAAATCGCACTGTGTTTCATAGTCTGAAAATGTTATGTCACCACTTATAAACATTGGTTTTAAGTACTTTTTACTACTTGTTTGCCACCTCTCTAGCGATGATGGCGAAGCATCAAAAACAGCATCACAATAAGCGCGCATAGGTTTAGTCACGTAAAATTTAAAGTCTGACTTATGCAACCACACTGAAAACAGAGGTGTTTTCATATCGTGTGTATATTCCTTTAAGTTTTGATGCCGTATTCTGTCATCTTCCAAATCCATAAATTCGTTATCAAGTTCCATTTTCGCTCTGCCTTTTGGAAGATTTCTGTAAAAAGCGTTTTGTCTCTTTTTCTCAGAAATAGGAGACTTAAACGGTAGTATAAGTGTTGTCTCGCACCTATCTACTTGTGTAATTTCAGTTCTTTCTTTTACCGCCTTGTAACAGTCTGGGATAAGTCTATATCCAATTAAAATGTTAGACATAATTGCGTTAGAGTTCCCAAAAAACCAAGTTCTTATTTTTTCCGTTTCCGAGTCTGGGCGGTTTCTGAAAAGTACTTCCATAATATTTTTGTATGCCTGGAATTCATTTTTTATAGGTCTGTCGCCTTTTTGTGGAATGAATTCATCAAAAATTACATCATAAAAACGCGTAAAGTCTATACCAGTTTTGTTTTGAAAAGTAGACAGCGAAACACCTACTATAAAAGGTTTATCGTTTTGCAAGTCCTCGTCTGTTAGGTATGCCTTGCCATAACCTTTTTTGTCGTTATATTTCAAACGAATATCTTTTCCAAACCAATCAGGTTTTACAAAGTCGCCTATAGTCGAAAAGCTGTTCTCAAGTGCAACGTTTGTTCTACGCACGTATAAAATAGGGAAGTGCCCATCATTCCAGATATCACATATCAAATGCGATTTTCCGATACCTCTTCCGCCTATGATATCTATATATCGCTGTCCAATATCACAAATATATTTATAATTCAAATATCCGTTTTCTTTGTATAAACTCATAGTCATATTATCACCTCTTTAACTTAAAAGAGGGAAGTCAAATTGACTTCCCTTCCTGCCTTATACAAGCTCAAAATTCATATAAGTCCTGCCTGCTTTGCTCTGCGAACGTGTCAGCTTAAACTGTAAATTGTAGGTGTCCATAAAATCATACGCACTTTCTGCCGTCTTGATAAGTGTTGGACTTGACGTTGCAATTGTTACAATTTCACCTGTCTCAATGTTGGTGTGATAAAAAACAGCCACTTCCTTATTGTCATCTGTCGTGTAGCGTACATAATCTGTAACATTTACGATAGTATCATCTGGTAAATTCTTCATTAACAAATGATTGTCATTTGCCATCTTAAACATTTCTTTCTTGTCAAATTCTCTTGATTGTCTTTCAATTCTCATTTTCGTTATCCTCTTTTCTTTTATTTAATGTTATTATCCTTTACAAGTATATAATAACTTATTTACAAAAGTTTTGCAAATAAAACGTTATTTACTCAACTATTTCATCAACTATAGTGTAGTTCTTGATTTGGTCATCTGATAAACCGATTTCATAATCACGCGCAATCATGCAACTATACCCAGTATATTCAGTTATTGCTTCTTTGCCTTGATAATCAACAACTTTTGTTTTTGTGATGGTATCACTATCATTATACCAGATTTGAAAACCGCCGCTATTCTTAATTTTGAACCCCTCTCTAAAGTTATCAAGGTTTTTAATTACTTCTACACCCCTTGCCTTTTTAACTCCTGATATAGTACAACCAAAATACGTTTTATCTTTTGTTTCTTTATACGCGTTAAAACAATACTTCTTTGCACCTAAAGTTTTAAAATCTTTGTATTCTGGTTCATACCTATTTTCAGATTTTATATCGCTTTCACAGTCAAAATATCCGATATAATATTTTTTGCCGTCAATGTCAACAAAAGTATTAGTTTCTTCGCACAGCTCATATATCCAATTATTTAATTCTGTCAATTTGTCAAAATTGAAATGAGTTGCTTTACAACTGTCTGTATCACAGTAAATATAGCTACTTTCCGCACATGCTAAAATTCTACGTAAATGTTTACGTGCATGTGCAGTTGTATATACCCCCCAAACATACGGCAAAACGCTTTTTTCGCTTTGCTCTGCAATGCTTTTTTCATCTGGTATCGAAAAGCCGCTTGCATCAACTTTTTCTTTATATGCAATGTCATTTGCATACATTGAATATGAAAATTCTTGCCATTCATTTGATAAATATATCATTATAGGGTGAATGGGATCTGTTGCCGCCATTCCATAAATACCGTTTAATTTATTTTTAGCTTTCATTAGATCGTACTCCGCTTCTTCCCTCTCTTTTGAATTTGGCGCTGTTTTCTTTACGGCTATTTTCAGTTTTGTTTTCGCCGTGAAATATTCCATAATAACACTTCTTACATCATCTGGAATGTATCCATAACGTGCTGTATAGAGGGTATCTTCTATAATTTCAATGCTGTCAAAATCATAACATTCTTCTATTATGGAAAAGTCTATATCTGTCACCGTTGTTTCAAGCTCTGCCGCTTTCCACACTCTACCATTGTCGGGGTCGACACCTTGCAAATTACGGCATTTGCTTATAGATAGATACGGATTGTATTGATCTTCTTTAAGTCTTACATTTGTAAGCTTTATTTGTGCTATCCATGCAAGCTCTTTACTTTTTATGTATTTTAAACATTTTGATGTTACGGGCATTTTTTCAAATGCTGTCACCGGAAACTTCATCAAAAGAAGCATAGCCGGGTACATGCTACTTGCATCGAAACTATAAACGTCATGATATATTTTCGCGCACTTTATCATGTTCGCGTGAGTATCGCCACCGCGAAAAGCCTCTTTTAAAAGCTCATATGTTTTGTCTGTTAAAGCTAACTTTTTCTTTAACAGCCTGGTGGTAGTGCCTTTTCGTATAGCTCTTTTCATATCACGTCTCACATAAGATGTACTTGTTAGAGGCACTGTTGCAATTCTATCGCCATCTTTTGTAAGCATGTATGTTATTGCTTCCCAAAGTCCTAAAGTATCATTGATGATATATCCCCACTCTATAGGATTGATATAGCTCTCATTATGCCTTATAAGCGAGTAGTCCAAATCGCCTTTTGCTTTTATGTGTTGGCATCCAGCCATTTTTTTCGTGAAGTTATCAAGCGACATATTAGTTAGCTTATAACTACACCTCAGTTCAATACCACGCTTCTTTAATCGCCACACAAGCGGTTTACGTTTACCAGTTGCAAACACTTCGCTATAATCGTTTAAATATCCAATCATAAAGGAAAATTCAAAAGGCAAATTGTGAACGTAAATCACAAAATACCGTGACTTATTAGTTTTATAGTATGCTTGTATTTTATCAAGTAAAACAATAAAATCTTTCCAGTATCTACCCTGCACTTCTTCGCCATCAATGCAAGCGGACCAAACATACATAAAAGCGTCAATTGGCTTCGTAACTTCTTCGCCTTGATCATCTTTCTCAATTCGAGTACGTGAAGTGGTTTCAATGTCAAATGTTGCAAATTGATCAATATAATAAGGACTGTCTTTCTTTTTGCCTAAAGGTTTATGCAAGGAAAAGCCATGTGACGGCACATAGTCCGTCACTGACTTAACTTCTATATCATCATATTTATTTGACCTATTTAAACATTGAACTATCATAATTTACAACTCCTGTCTTATAGCCTTTGGTTTTGGCTTCGCTCGCTTGCTCTTATATAGTTTGTTTGCCGCTTTAAATTCTCTAGCTTTATCTTTCCATGATAGCGAACTGTTCTGTATAAGTGCAACTCGAAATTCTGCTTGATCTTTCACAGACGGGTATAAATCTTCAAAAGTGCTAAAGATTTCATTCAATCCCTCACGTGTGTTTGTATTAAGTGCCTCACTTAACATTGTAACTATTTGATCACTTGATAGCTGTGCATACTTTTTATCTGACATATAGTGCAACGTGTTAAAAAATTTATCACGGATATTTTTGGAAAGATTGGAAATGTCAACCCCGTAACGTTCTTTAAATGTTGCTACTCTTTTATTTTCTACTTCGATGCTACCGCGGGCGGTTGAAGCTTTTGCTTCAAGATAGTGCAAAAGCTTGTTTTCTAACGCTCTCAATTCACGAATTGAAAAATCTTTGTAAACTGCCTTTCCAGTTGAAACATAAGAAGCGTTATAAGAAACGCGCTTGTTAAAGTAGTCAACTGCATCTTGATATCTGAAAAGTGCTGTTCTATCTTCCGTGATTCTGCCTTTTGATATTGCTGTTGTTAGTGTTTTGGCGCGCTTGTTTGCAACGTTGGCAAGTTTGCCGACATGGGCGATATACTCCGCTTTACTGGAAGTGGACTCGATAGAATCGTAGTGCCAACGTGTGAAATATTTTGCCTGGATTTCTGTTTGTTTCATAACTCGATACCTCTTTTCTTTAATTCTTCTTTTACAATTTCATATTTATAGTTGTGTGGTGTAATTTCTCTGAAAATGTTGCCAATTTCCTTTTCAGTGTAACCGTGATTTTTCAAGACTAAAACAATATACTGCACAGCCTCAGCCCCCTCTTTATATGAACACTTCATTCCATCCGAGGACTTTTTATACCATGTTGTCGTTTTAATATCAGACACCGCTTGCACTAACATTGCGTGTTGGAACATTTCATAAGGTGTTAGCTTACTATTTATAATGCCGTCTTTAGGTCTTTTCATTTCTTTATATCTCCTTTAGTTTTCTTTTATTGTATCATGGAGTTGTTAACAAATAAAGGATAATGTATGAATAGAGTGTTAACAAATTATTGTTATACTTGATATAGAACAATCAGACGAACAAATGTATTGACTCGAACAGATGTATCAATAGCCGAGCTGACAAGCGAGCCAATCGAGCGAGCCGACAGGCGAGCGAGTGAACGACTGAGGGACGGAGTCCCGAAGGAGTACCGATAGAGTTGTCTGACAACTTGTGGGGAACTT